TTCATTGAGTTCATCAAAATTTTTTGTCATTTTCATTTCTCTATCAATAACTTACACTGAAACCAAAATCGTCTCCATCTTGAATGAGTGCATCGTCCGCATTTGTAATGGACTTAATCGCTTCCCCTTTAACATGTTTGGTTGGAGTTGTCTTATCTTGCCCTCTTTTAACCTTGATACTATCAGTGAGAACATCAAGCACATACAATTCCTCACCATCCAGTTCAATGTATGTATTTTCTGTAATTGTGGAAGGATCTGCAACCTTGAATAAAACATCGCCAACTTCAATGTCTTGTTCAAGAGTTGTGAGAACTGTTCCTGTGTAATTCTTAATTGCTCTTGGTTCAACAGCATATGTGAGATCTCTTTGTGGAGTTCCTGTTCCAGTAGATCCAGCAACATATCCAATAGATACCTTTTTGACAATATCGGAATTTGCAGAAGAAACAGGACCAAACAAATAAGTCTTTGCACTAAATCTTAAAGTGTAGACAAGTGCTCTCCGTGTAGAAAAATCTCCCTCATAATCATCGTTCATACTAATGCTTTCAAGAGTAACGGGAATATCTCTTTTTTCGCCAATAGATTCTACCAAATTGACCGACATCGTATATGCGGGTTGAAAATATGGTAAAATTTGCTCAATGATTTGAAGCATATCATCATTTAACTTGGTCATAATAGCCAATTCAAACTCCATATTATATGGAACTGGCATATATGCAGTTTGAATTGAAGTCTTATCAGATGTAAGTGCTTTTTTAAACTTTTGAGTTTGCGTTACTTTTCTTGACGGATCATATGTAAGACCAATAAACTCAAATGACATTCTTGGTAAAGAAAGAGAAACTGATTTATTCAGTTCTGGTTGTTGAGTAATTCTTGCCAAGAATTTTTGCGTAGGGCCATATGCCAAAGGAACTCTAAACTGGTTATTTACATTTCCAGAAGAATCTTCCTGTTTAATTTCTATATCATTAAACAGAGAACCGAATGATATAATGGTTCTTCTAAAAATTTCGTTATAAAAATATTCAAACATTGGATCGGTTCTTTGTTTAACTATTATTTATGGGCTCAGGGCATACCGAATGGATTTCTCTCACTGAAGTCAATAATACTATCTGATTCACTCTCTATTTCTTCATTTGATGTGAATCCTGTTTCTGGATAAGACGCGGAAGAAAGTTTGTAACTTGCTGAAGAAGCAGAACCAACAATTTGCTCCCCAACAACAAAGTCTCCATCTGCTCGGTAGATTTCTAGCGATCCTCCATCGGCAACCCAATTGAGAACTCTTGCTGTAGAACCAGAAATAGAACCAGTAACAATTTCGTTCTTCTGGAAAGTTCCAACTCCAGTTTGATTTGGTGCTGCAATTGTAATAGTTGGTGGTTCAGTGTATCCCAGACCAGCATTGGTGAGATAAATTGCACTAATTGTTCCAGCAGCACTAACAACAACTGTTGCAGCTGCAGAAACTGTTGAAATTCCACTGAATGTTACAAGTGGTGCAGTTGCTGTCGTATAACCAGAACCTCCACCAGTAATAGTGACAATTCCAAGAACACCATTGCCAATGGACGCAGTTGCAGCAGCTCCAACACCATCACCGATAAACCTAACTGAAGGAGCAACTGTGTAACCAGAACCTGGATTTGTAAGAAGAACTCTTTGAATAGATTCTGCAACCGGATTTGCGTTGAGTTCGCAGGCAACAATTCCAGAAATTCTCTCCGCAGTTGCTATTCCAGTTACACCTGGAGATGATGAGATTGCGACTCTTGGATTGTAAGTATATCCACCGCCACGGTTTGTGACACTAATTTGTCTAATGCCACCATCAGAAATATATCCTACAGTTGCTAATGCAGTTGTTCCAACCCCAACAAGAGTTAGGAGTGTTGTCATTGCATCACCACCTAGGAGTTCCGAATCAGAAGCACCTAGAGTTCCCGCAATAGAATCATCAATTTCAGCAACATCGGTATCGATAACTTCGTTTTCGTATCTGAAGAGTTCACACTTCAGTGTATATACGTATCCTTTCTGTAACTGATAGAATGGTTTTTCGTGCTCTACAAATTTAATTTCAAATAATCTATCTCCAAGTGGGAAATAAATCAAATCCCCTTCTTTAGGTCTATTGCTTATTTTGATATTATCCTTTCCTTCCATCAAGGGAGTTAAATAAGTCTCAAATCTTTCTTTTGAAATTGTAAGAGTTATTTCTTGAGTTGATTGAATTCCAAATTTAGATAAAATTGTTGTTTGATCACCATATCCCTCAAAGTTTTCTACATATGCTTCAATTGGATGGGCCTCATCAAACTCAGATTCAATAACTTCTCTAATAACAGTTTTTTCTGTAATAAATTTTCTGGGCATGTAATGAACTTCAACTCCGTACATACGAAGTTGCTCATTAATTAAGTCCTGAATCAGATTCTGTTCTGATGGAGCACCTTGAAGAAAGAAAGGATTTAATGCCATAATATCAACCGATCATGTCAAATGGAGGAAGTTCATATGTATTTGACATCTTCTCCATTATTTTTTCTAAGTCTTTTTCTGCATCATCATACATTTGTCTACCATTCAATTCAACACCACCTGGAAGTTTAACTCCAGTAAACTTCATCATATTCATTCCCCATTGCCTCTTAATTAAAGCAGTGAGATATGGTTTGATGAATGAATCATTCCAAACTCTTGCATAATCATTTGGATCTAATGTTGAATGACATTGGATAATGAGATAATCGTCGGCATTAACAGAACCCCAATCAAGATCCAAATATAATCGGTCTTGTCGCTTATTAAATCGTATTTGTTTATCAGTTGTCAATAAGAAATTGATATCTTCCAAATATGTCTTTGTCATTGCATAGGTCAACATCTCAGTTGCTCCCCAGTAGTAGATATCATTGAGGAACATTTGATATCTAACACTGAACATATTGTTCGTTACTGTATTTGTCCCATCAAAATGAAACAACTTAGTAACACCAATTATATTTGGTGGAACTTGTAAATAATTGCTATTTTCTTCAAAGGTAAAGGTGGTGGCAGAACTATCTCCTGCGATTGTTACTGATGCTGTAGTGGTTGCGATACCTACTGCAGTATTACTTCCACCTCTAGTTCTTCCCCTATCAATATCACTTTGAGTAATTTTATACTTATAATATGTTTCGTAAACCCCATCAAAATGTCTTTCTTGGAAAAACTGAATGGCGTCATCTACCAAATCATCAATTTGCTCATCGGCTACATTGATTTCGAGAACAGGATATCCAAGTTGTCTTTTGCAGTAGTCTATTAGCTCCTGCCTAGTAGATGGTTGTGCCATTTACACATTTCTCCTTATACTGATATTTAGTCTTGTTTTCTTGCCAGGTCTAGCAAAAGAGACTTAATTTCATTCAAATCATTTTTAATATCATTGACATCAGTTTCAAGTTGTTCAACTCGTTCTGCTTTTGAAGCATTTTTCTTCCTTGCCTTCATATATTCATCATACTCAGACTTGCTAGTATTGAGTATTGCATTAGTCCGAGGATCCCTGACTAAACTCAGGTGATCCTTTACTTTTACATATTCTTTCATAATTATGCGAGAGCGATAACTCTAAGATCTCTAAGAGAAGGTGGATATGATTGACTTGTAGAAGTCATCACAATTTTGATTCTGAAGTACTTGAATGTTGGAAGTTCATCTCGCGTGAAAGTGAAGTCTTGGAAAGAATCATCGCCTCCATTTTGAATTAATTCAACATATTTGTCGGGTCTTCCATTTGAATCCTGGACATTGATAATTTGCCCTCTATTATTCAGATTATTATAACCTGGGAATGGAATGAAGATAGGATCAAATCCAACATCATTTCCAATTGAGTAAAATGCTCTTATATCAGTATAAGGATTTTGATGAGCAGAAGTAATAATTTTGATGGAAGTTGCAGAATTTTCAAGACTCATTTCTTTAGAAATATATTGGAATGCTGTAGGATCTTCATTGATATTAGATATTCTTGGATCGAGAGCAAAGTCCTCAATAACATTATTAACTCTGTTGGATGTTAAAATTGCACTAACTCTTTGAGCATCAATTACTGGAGATAATCTCGTATCAATTGTTGACATCTGAATACTCATATTCAAGGATTTATTTCCTGGAAGAGTTGCTAATAAATTTGCTGAATTTATATTTGATGCAATGAGTCTTGGAGAAGTCAAATAGTTTGGTGTATTGACGGTAACAGACTCAAATCCATTATCTAAGAATGGTATTTCATTTCCACTTAGGCTCTTTCCGGTCACTGTTCTAATTGTTGTATTGAGGTTTGTTCCCTCTGGAGTAACGTTTTGAACAATCGGAGTAATAATCTCATAGGGCATATTTTGAGTTGCCCTAATGCCATCTCCTCCTGATGATTTGTTTTCATTGATAAAGAGTTTGGGGTGCCCAGATGAAGCAGTTCTGTCAGTTCCATTCGCGGACATATCAATTTTAATATTATAATGATCGAATCCAATAGAATTTAATACTGTAGAATCTGCAAGGTCATGTGACTTGTTAATCCTTCTCAAAGATACTCCATTCAACTCATACTTATGAACTGGTGTTCCGACTGGATAATCTTTAGGATCATTTCCTCTCGTAATTGTCCCTCCAAGAGAACCGGAAGTAGCCGTCGTAAATCCAATAATTTCATCACCAATAAGAATGTAACCGGGATTAGTAGTCCCAACACCAACATTTTCAAAGGTAAAGAATCCACCAGCAACATCTACAGCAAGTGGGCCAGTAGAATCTGACGTATATGCCGATGTTAATTTAGTTGGTTTTGTATCTGGGTATACTCCGGAAATATTAACTGTATTATCAGTTGAATACATTCCATGATTTTTATGATTTACTTTAATATGAAGTCCATCACTGTCAACATTTATTTCTGTTGGTCTTATCCAAGGACCAATGTCACCAATGCTAGAATAATTAAGAGTAGTTGTAACACCCGAATTATTAATAAATTGAATTGTGTTACCAATACCTGTCAGGAAATCTCCTTGAACATTATCAAGAATTAATTCACTACTACTTCCAATAGATGTTACAGAAAGTCTAGCACCTGAACCAAGATTGTTCGTTCCAATGGTAGTGATTCCTAAAACATCACCAACTTGATATCCCGAACCTCCACCAGTGATAGTAGCAAATCCAATTGTACCATCATTTGAGACTTGAATATTTGCAGTAGCATTTCTACCATTACCCGTTACTGTTGTAAGAGCAATACCACTGAAAGTAAACGGTCCAGTGTAACCAATTCCTGCATTGATTACATTCATAGTTCCAACGGCTGTTCCCGCAGTTCCTACAAAATTAGCTGTAGCATTTGATCCAATTTGAACAATTGTATTTCCAATAGTTAAGTCGGGATCATTAAATGATGTAGAAAGACCAACTCTAATCTTCTTAGAATTCATAGAGAGTGCATTTCCAAGAAGATTAGGAATCTGTCCATTGCCTTCTTTGAGTTGTGGATTATAGAATTCTACAGATCCATTTTCAACAAAGTCTGCTCTATAAAGAGTAAACTTAAGATCTTCCCACTGACTTGGTTCCCAAGTAGATGCATTCTGTGACTTGAACAATGAACCCATGTATGGTTGGTTAGAGATGAATGTATCGCTAATGAGATCATTCTCTCCAACTCTTGAGATGTATACACTGTACTTTGTGGAATTTGAAGCAACACAAATTGCATAATCAGTTCCTCTCCCTTCAAGATAAACTGGGGCTTTAAATTCAAATGTAGTCGGGATAGATCCATCAGAGGAGAGATTGACTTGATCTGGGTCTAACGTCACCTCGGAAAAGGGAAGAATCTTCTGAGTTGGTAAACCATTATTCATGGTTCTAATCTGAAGAGTTACGGGAACATCAGCATCGTCTTTAGATCTAAAGAAAATATCACACTTAGTGAGATAAATTCCAGTATCATCATCAACTAAGAACGATTGTGCTAAAGGATCATACCAGTAATGAACTCTTTGATTAACTGTGGTTGAACTTACCACACGACTATTAACTAACTGAGATCCAGTTGTTCTAGCAACAGCTTGTTCTTCAAATTCTAATTTATTCTGAACTCTAGCATTTCTAACAGAAACAATGTTTTCTTGAACTGTTTCGATAGTTCCACTTGAAATATAACCCTCTTCTGCAATAGTTGTTGCAGTTTCTTGATTATTTGTGATACTGTTTACAAATGTGAGAACTCTGGTTCCTGCTTCAAATCTTGGATTTGTATTAACATTTGGATCTGGAATAAAGAAACTTCCTTCAAGATGAGAAGAAATATCAGATACTAACTTTACATCAGTAATTGTTGCTTGAGCACCACTAGTTTTTCCTACTAAAGTCATATTTCTTTCAACATAACCAAAAAAGTCGCCTTGTGGTTGATTTGCGAGAGAAAATGTATCTACATTAAGAATTGTTGATGTTGAAGAATATGCTTCAGACATTGGTTGCGAATTATATGGATTCCTAGCATATACTCTATCAGGAGAATCATATTGTCCCTCTTTGTGATTTGCCTGAGCAACTCTGAATGAAATCTTTGGAGAATTATTATTAGATGGTCCAGTTCCTGCATTAACCATCGATCCAACGACAGTTTCCCCAACTTCAAATGTTCCAGAAGTCATAGAAATTTCAAGTAACTTAGGAACACAAAACTTACTTACATTAGCATTATCAAAAAATGCATAAAGTCTTGTAAGTGGTTTAAGTTTTTTCGCAACAAACTGGACATTTCTAGATCTCATATAAGGAACAACGTTCCTGTTTACAACTCTATCCCCAACAGAAGTTCTATCAAACTGTTCAGTAACAATAGTTCTAGAACCAGTTCTATTCATTACTCCAGTGTCTCTTACCTCACGAATAGTGTCTTCAACAACATCAGCATTAACTTGTCTCGTCCAAGTTCTATAGATATTGCGATTTCCAGGGCCCTGAATACTAACGCTAGATGGTGGATTGATTGTTCTGTTTCTTGTAGTCTCAACTACGTCTACACCAGTCCAATTAGTCTCCCAAGCATTCCAAATAGTAGGGGCAAATCCAGTCTGAGGATCAACTCCCTGCTCTTCAACTGCTCTTGCCATGACGCTCTCATAGTCGCCTTCAGTATCAATAATTTTTGCTTCAAGTCTTACAGTATCAACCCAAGTGTCAGATGCTGGAGTAAGTTCAAGAGATCCTTGCCAAAAACTTACTAAGAAGGGAGTAACACTTTCAGTTCTTGTGGCAAAAGATTGTTTAAGCCATTCAACGTCAGCATAATCAAGAGTAATGATATCGTTAGACTTTCTGATGTTGACACCTTCGGGTTGATTAACTGATAAATCAGCGGCCGCATTTACATTTACTACTGGTCCTTGAATTAAATCAATGGAATTTGTATAGTGTTGTGGTCTTAGAACTTTAAATCCAGAATCTAAACTATTCTTAAATGGTGCCGATGTTTCTTGAGCATTTAATGAAGTAAAGTTATCAACAAAGAAACCTGATTTAAATCTATTGAGACCATCACTATCAGGAATGAAGAAGTTGGCAGTATTAGTTTCAAGTAAAGAAAGTGCGGTATAGTACTCTAAACTTCTAATTCTATCTTCCAGTTTTTTGATATCACGCATCTGATATCTCTTGTGCTGGAGAAAATCTAGTTTTATTTGAGATGTATCATACAGATATGGGGGAAGAGTTGCTGTTGCTACTTCAATAGCATCATCAACAGCAAGAGGTCTTTCTAATTTTTCAGAAGGAACTCCATATTGTACTTGGAATTTTCCTCCTTGAGTTAAGAAAATTCTATCAATTCTTGGCAGATAGTATGAGAATGATACATCAAAAGAATCATCGGAAGAAAGAACGCTAGACGAATTTCCTGCTTGATTGAACGTTCTTCCATAGAATTCAAACGGTGATCTTTCACCTTCAGATACTGTATAGGTAGAAGTTTTTGGTCGGATATCGATGATGTCCGTATTTCTACGATTATCAATAGATCTTACATCCTTAACATAATCAAAATCTGAGTATGAATTCGTAGTAATGATGTCTCCAGTATCAGATGCTTCAAAATAACCATTAGTGAAATAAACTTTTAACTGTCTAGTTGGGGCATTGATTTCATTCTTTCTAATAATAGATGAATTCCCATAAAATGAACCTCTTTGTCCAGTGCTAAATTTAAAATCTTTAGATCTATTGAAACTTGGTTCTGTTACAACAGAAACTGTTGCGTCAATATTAGTTTCTGTAAATACTACAGTTTCACCTTCGATCAATGCATTAGTATTTTTGGGAATATATGAAATCTTAGTATCTGATATTTTTTCCGCAACTACACATACTGCACCACTAGTTACTCCTTTGAATCTTTCTCCTACTATTAGGTCACTAGTTTTTCCTTCTGGTCCAGAAAGAGATGCCAAAATTACAGTTGGAGCGGAGGCCTCAGAAGTATCTGCAGATTCATAAATTGCATGAATATTGATAACATCACTAGTATTCAAAGAAATTCTGTTATCCTGAACTCTTGTTCCATATGCATAATTGCCATATACCAGACCATCATTTAGAGTTGTTGCCCCAACACCAGATTGTATCAGATTTGATTTATTAATTATGACTGAGTTAACTCTATTTTTTCTCTTTTTCTTAGCAACTGGTTTAATTTTTTTAACGGTGTAAATTAACTGTGCCCCAGTATCATCTGTGCCAAGATTATAAATTTGAAGTTCTTTTGCACCATTACCAAATCCAAATTTATCTGCAGTTAAAACCTCAGTAGATCCATCAGATCTAATTAAAGAATATCTTTCCTCATCAAATGGTAAGAAAGTTTCATTTGTACCTGCATTTACTACAGTAGAAAGTTGATTATCTACAATGTTAACAGTTTCATACTTTCTAAGAGTAATAGAAGAATCATTTAAAGATACTGATTCTATGTTTTCTTTTGGGAGAGCTGTAAATAGAGTACTATCACTAGATGCTGATAACTTAGTACCAAGAAGTTTGAGATCGGTGACTTCAATTCTACTTCCAGTTTCTGGAAGTCTTCCTTGACAAATACCAGAAACAGTTGTAACTCCTGCTACAACAATGTTCGCATCATTAACAGTTTTAACCTGGGCAAATACTGGATCCGTAAAACTTTGTGCTACATCTGTAGTAGTGTAACTAATAAGATCTCCAACACTAATCAGACTTGGGAAGAGTGGATTTGCGGAAATAATAGTACTTTCTCCAGATGCATTGACTGTAGAAATAGTAGCGATTCCGATTGTAGATTCTGTTAATGGAATAGTATCAGCTGCAAAAGTAGTTCCTACACCAACTTTTCCATAAACAGATTGAATGTCCGAAATGCCATATGCAGTTATTGCAGTCGCAACCCTACCATTATCAATACCATCAAATTCAAATCCTTCAAACCTAATAAACTCTCCAGAAGTTTCATAAAGTTCAATAACATTATTATCACTAATGCTATTTTTAAGGAAACCTGTTGCTCCACTGTTAGTTCCCTTTACAAAAACTGGAGTTGTTAAAGTTACATTTTCATTTAAAGTAATTTTAGTAATCGTTTGTACATCATAAAGGGAAATATTCCACTCATTAATGTCACCATTCGATGTATTGTAAGAACCAGACTCTAACCTAAAGTCATATACCCTGGCAACACCAATTTCATTACCAGCAGGTTCCGTTTGAGCAACTCCAACTGCCCCACCAACAGAACCTACTCTTGCATCTCTTAAACTCAAAACATAAGTATTACCAGCGCCAACCAATGGAGAACCATATACTCTGTTCAAATTAAGAGTTGAACCAGTATTATAAAAAATAGACTGATTTTCAATTCTTTTTGTAGTTCTGGGTTTTGGTAAATCAAGTAGAGTGGAACCTATCGTTTCAATTTCATATCCTTTGACATATGCTTTACCAGGAGAGATTTGATAAAGAGCCAGGTCTTCGGAGGGAATAGATCCGCCTGGTGTAACTTGATTTTCTTCTAAAAGGCCTCTATTACCTTCCCCATCGTTTAATGATTCTTTGACAATGACATCAAAAGGTTTTACGTAATAATTTCCAGATTCTTCAAAAGTTCTTCTTGCTAGTTCATGGTTAATAACACTATATTCTGAAGTATTTCTGGTAGATCTCAGAATACCATTTTCTACGACAGCAAGTTCTACAAAGTTTTGATCATTAAAGTCTGTTAAAGATTTTTTAAAAAGAAAAGCAGAAACTTTAAGTCTATCTGCACCTGGTGCAGCATAGTTATTGAATCCTTTTGAATTATCCGTCAAAGTTTCATCTTGGTCTGAGGTAACAATTTCCTCATTAACATACAGACCAATTCTATATGATGGACTATTGGTATATTGATCTAGTATTAAAGTTTCATCTGCAACATTTACAAACTGACCCCTAATAAAATAAACACCGTTAGAGATTGAGAATGCTGAACCTGTCGATGTTGCTGATTCTGAAATAGTCGATGCAAATGCTTCTCCTGAAGCAATAATTTCATTACCTAAAAGCCCACTGACAATATTTCCTTCTGCCGAAAGAATTTCACCATTGGCAAATACCTGAGTTTCATTGTTTTGAGTGCTTGAACCCAAATAATTTAAATATAGAGTTGGATTGCCTCTTTCAGATTCTAAAGATGTAATATGACTTTGAACAACAGCAGTAACTCCAGAAGTTCTCCCAGTAATCTTTAAACCAATTAATTGATCAAGGTATGCATCAATAGGCACACCTTGATGTGTTGTATTCAGTTCTACTGCAAAGTAATTTCTACTATATGCAGTGTTTCCTGGGATTACCTTAGCACCTTCTTTGAAAAAATGCTGACCAAATCTTTCAATCTGATTCTGAAGAATCGATTGGAGAGTTGTTAATTCTCTAGCCTGAACTGGATATCCAGGTTTAAACAATACCCTGTGATAGTTGTCCGTTGGATCAAAATCATCATAATATGGAGCAACATTGAGATTGGTGATTTGCGACATAATTCCTTAGAATTGTAATATAACCTTGATGTCTTCTTTTTGATTGGTTGATCTTGTCACAGATGGTCTATTGTCAACATAAATTATGTTTCCAGAGTATTTTGCAACCTCAGGGTTTGCAATTCCATTAGTAAATGATTGACCAAGGTAGAATGTTCTATTATTTATTACGGTTGATACACCCGTAAAAGTGCTATCAATAGACAGACCTTCAGCAACAGAACCTCCAATAATTTTTAAAGAACCATCTCCAGTGGGGGATGAAGTAAAATCAACCTGGTCAAAACCATATTGTGGATTTGTAATAGCGGCCCCAACAGTATTGAAACCTGATTGTGATCTATCTTGCCATACCTTCAAAACACCAGTAGATTGGTCATAACTAATAACTCTAGCAACAGCCGTCGTTCCTGTTGAAACTGTTTGCGTAATAAAAGAGTCTGCAGCATAAGTAGCAGAACTATATCCAGTTCCAGTCAGTCTAAGTGCAATTGCTGCACTAGCTTTATCTGAGGTTAATGGGGTGTTTGATCCAAACGTACTTGGTTGCTCAACAATACCAATTCTTGCTATTTGATTTCCAGTAATAAAATCTGGGTTTTGAATATCATTTTCAAATCTAGAATAGAGAAGAACATTTTTTGTTCCGAGTTCTCTAAAAATATTTGCACCATGTCCACCTTTTGGTGGAATAATTACATCAAATGACGGTCTAGTAGAACCTGTTGGAACTCCTCCAGCAACTAGATCCACATTACCATAAGTATACCCAAATCCTTGATTCGATATATTGATAGATTCAACTTGAGAATCTGCATTCATTGTAATTGTACAAGTTGCACCTGTACCATTTCCTTTAATTGGAACGCCAGTATACACGGCATTTGCTGTTCCAAGCCCAACTCCCCTATTGGTAATGGTTGCAATTTTAATGGATCCATCTATTGCATTGTCTCTAACTGATGCATTTGTGTCTGAATCAATCCAGTCCGATGGTACTGGAATATAATTAGTAGAATCAAACTTAACTATATCCGATGGACTAATAGTATAGAGGTACTTCCAAACATATCCATCTCCACTTGAACCAGCAGATCTTGGTTCCAAATCAACAAAAGTTGGTTCATCTAGTGATGGTGCTCCATTTGGAGTTTCTGGTGTTGTTCCGTTCTGAAGACAAATATAGACCCTATAGTCACTATTCATCACAAAATAGAAAGCGTTATAGAGATTAGTTGCTCCAGAAACTTTTGCGGTATTGGATGTACTATAATCGTGGCGATACATATCATACGTATTGCCAGACTTCCAATTAATTTTTGGAACAACTAATCTAACATCACTACCTGTGATTTTCTTCAGTCCGATGACTGTTTCCCAAATTTCATTTTCATTGTCAAAATTATCTACAGGTGCAGGAGGACTGTTATCCCAGTCTGACTGTAGATCGGTTGCATTTGGTAAACCAATGAAAGAATAATATGAACTACCAGTAGTCGTCACGCCAGCAAGAAAATTTCTTGCATTCAATATTCTAATTTGATCAGTAATTATTGCAGCCATTGTTTATGGGACTTTTTTACTTATTTATCACAAGTTAAACAACGTATTTGATGATCAGAATGCCTTTTCCTCCAGATCCACCATTAGTAACAGGACCATCACCTCCACCTCCACCTGATCCGGTAAAATCTACTCCTGGTTCTCCATGTTTAGAAGCCGCTCCACCAGCACCACCACCTCCAGGTCCTCCAACTGGACTAGTGGCAGGATACCCTCCTCCACCGCCACCGCCAGCATATAGACCAGTAGAACCTACAGCAGAATTCCAGTATGGATACACATACGGTGGAATTGCTGGTCCAATCTTTGCTGTGGTAAATTCCGGAAATGCTTGCCCAGCACCACCAGTTCTACCTGGGGAATTGCCACCTGCTCCTCCACCACCGCTTGCTGATGAGGTGGCCGTGGGGCCTGATGGATTTCCGTATGCTGTCCAGGCATCGGGAAGATCAGAATCTACTCTTTGCTTACGTCTTTCGTGTTCATCATAATAACTTGGTCCCCCTGCTGATCCACCCCTATTACCTTCTTCATATCCATCAGCACTGTAAGAGCCACCTCCACCACCTCCAAAGGCTCTCATACCTTCGGTCACAAAACCAACATGTGATCTATATACAGTCGCAATGCCTGCTGTTGGATGAAGAATAGTGTCCCCACCATTTCCACCACTATTATATTCTCCAGGTGATTGACCACTCATATGAGCAAATCCACCTTCACCAATAATTACTCTATATTCACTGCCAGCATCTCTATCATAATTTGAAATGCTAGTTCCAAATCCAACATTTGATCCATAAAGAACTTCTCCAGATCCACCACCGCCAGCATAGTAATATCCTCCTCCGCCACCTCCACCAGCAATCATTAAGACGTTGGCAGTTTTTGCAAAACCTGCACTAACTCTAAAATAACCTGGTTCAGTAAATACGTGATACTTTTCTACTGATGTTCCATCATCAGCAGAATGATACAAAATTGTACCTCCTGTTGCATCTGCGGAAAAAACAGGATCTAAAGTTTCTCCAATGTCCGAAGTTGCTTTATAATCAATCTGCTCAAATTTATTTTTTCCTTGAGTGGATTTAATACCCATCAGTTAGTCTCCTCAATATCTCCAAGAACCATAATGTTTGCAGTAGATGCAATTCCAACCGTTGCAGTCAAAGTATCATTGGTTGAAAATACCAATGGGTAATTCAGTTCAAACAACTGAGTTTCTTTAGCAGCAACTGTTTGCGAATAAAACTGCTTTGCTTCATCTGGAGAAGCAGATGCTGGAGTAGTGTTCTCTTCATAGTAAAGAGATACTGTAGAGGCAAAACTTGTGGGGTTGTGAATCATAACACTCTTCACATAACAAGTTTTAGCTACACCAAGAGGAGTGCTGCTTACATTGCCAGTAATAATTCCAACGCCACTACCCGCACCAGTAATTGAAATGATGCTATGTAATCTAGTCTTCTTGAGCGCCATGATTTCCTAGTTTTTAGTTATTTATTACATACCAAACATTCCTAAGTCAAACTCAGAAATGTTTAACCCGTAAATACCTGCACCATCTCCAACAAATGATGTTGCGGTGATAATTCCTGTGGTATTAACATTTTGACTGATTGCTGAACCAGTGTCGCCAACAATGATGTCACCAGACTTTGTTGGTAGAATTGCCGTTGCATTTCCAGAATATTCTGCGTGTGCTGCAGCTTGAATTCTTGTATAGTGTGCGTTTGATACCTCGCAGTAGTAATCAATACGTCCTGGGGTTCCATCATCACTTCTAACTTCAACCAAGTTAGTTGTAGTGGTTACTCCACTAATTCTTGCAGCATTAATAGTCCCGACACCCGTCAAAGACATATTAGCAACTGTTGCCAGACCAGTTACATTGATGTAAGTGAAATCATTTGGTAAGTTTGCAATAGCACTTTCAATGGTCGCTGTAGTTGTAGCATCAAGAGTTCCAACTCCATTCAGAGTTGCAATCGTAGCAATACCACTTACACTAACACCAGAAGCACCAACGTTACCATTAACGTCTAATTTGTGTGCTGGAATTGTGCTACCAATACCAACATTTGGATATACTAAACTGATTGTGCTAGTAGATCCAGTACCAACGCTAAGATTGGTTCCATCTCCTATAGCAGCATATATTTCATCAAAATTAGAGTTTATCTTAGAACCACCCAGGCGAAGATTATCGCCTGTGCCGTCATTAGGACCAGAACCTGTATTTATTCCTAATTTTGCCATTGGTACGTTAAACCTTTTCTAGTATTTAGAATTTAAACATTATAATCTTTGATCTTCAGAGGAACTTGCCTTCTAACATAAGCAGATGTTGAAATTCCTGTCACTCCATTTTGATTATAGAATGGGAATTCTGAAGTAGAAGTTCTTGCGGTGCAGTTAATCTTACCCCAAGTGAATAATCCATAATAATTTCTAAATATGAAATTATCAAATGTGGTGGTTGTAGAGTCAAATGTCAATATAGTATCATCGAATGTTTTGGTTACAAATTCATATCCTTCATAAGAAACAACACCAACCGTTACTTTTCTCAAGAATACATTTCCAACACCAGTGACCAATTCTTGAACTGTTTCAGCCTTGAGGACCTTATAAACATTATCAAGAGCAGTAGTTCCTACACCAACTGTTGCTCCATTTTCATCAATTGAAGTTGAAGCAGATCCAACATTTGCGCTTCTAAGTACGAAGTAATCATTAGTAGAAATTCCACTAATTGTAATTGCAGTTCCGACAAGTGTTGTATCTCTGAGAGCAGAATTTTCTGGAATATAGAATTCAAATTCCAATGCAGTTGTTGTTCCAACAATTGATGTTGTTCCAACGCCAACGATCAGTCCAAAATCACCAGAATAATTTACACCAGAATTAATTCTTTCAGAAAGAACTGTGGGTGGTTCAATTAGAACAGCAGGTGGATTTGACTGAGAATAACCAGTCTTAGCAACACCAAGATTGACTGAAGTTACAATTCCAGAAGTAATTGATGCAGTTGCAGATTGCCTTTGTGTAGTTCCAAGACCAACTGGATTACCAATCGTAACCACTGGAGCAGTCGTGTAACCAACACCGCCATCAGAGATTGCGATTGATGTAATTGTTCCAGCAGCAGATACTACTGCTGTTGCTGCGGCTGCTACTCTTGTGTCCTGCGAAACAAGGAAGATATCTTCCTGGAATGCAAGAGAAATGCTATTCTCATTCTGTTGATTGAAGAGTGGAAGTACACTTTCAACATAAATTGTGGTTGATCCAACACCAACAGTTTGAATTACGTTTGTGACAGGATAAACATTTGCTTTATATTGATCACGATCTTTAGCAACTCTTTCGCCATTGATTACAACGTCTTCAGTTTGCTTACACCAGATGACAGGTCTCTGAAGATTAATATCATCAACATTTCCTGGGCCATAATATGCATTTGTAGAAACAACGTCAGTGGATTCAATAGCATAGACAAGTCTAGGATCTTCCTCAAGGAACTTACTTTGATTAAGTTTTGGATCATACGTAACTTTAAGAGTATCTCCTTTCTTAACTGTTTCTAGAACGTCAACCGACTCAACGTCAACAGAACCATTTCCCCTATAGAAGATAATATCAACCTTATCCCCAGACTTTGGAGCTTCTGGGAAGATGATTGTACTTCCTCCATTGAAGATATAACCTTCACCAGGAACTTGAAGAATGTTATTTACAAATACGATAAGAACATCTTGAATAACAATACTAGATCCTTTAGATGCAATAATAGAAGTGATTGTTCCTCCAATCTTGATTTGGAAGTCAGTCTTCTGACCATCAAACTCATTATCAAACTTGTCTATCGCTTGAAGTTGTCCAACTGACCATCCAGCAAACTTATCACTATATGTTTTTTCAACCAGAATTGTAAATCTTTCAAAGTCCCCAAGAACAGTTGGATCTGTTGGGATTCCAGTTGCTCCACCAGTTGGAACAGTCAAGAATTGATTCTGCCCAAACCCAAATCCAGTATTTGCAATTTCAAAGTCAATAACATCAGATCCAAATCCAACATTGAAGTTGATTTTAGCTTGAGTTCCAACACCAGTTGATGCTTCTGCCAAACCATCGGTTTGATAGATCAAAGGAATGTTGGTATAAGAAAGAGGATCTTCAATAATAACTTCTGGGAGATCAGATGTTGTATATCCACTACCAACTGAAGTTATATGAACCGTTTCTAACAGATGTCCAGCACTAATCGTAGCAACACCAATATGAGTTACTGTATGAATGCCAACAGCACTGCTTGCAACACCAACTCTAACGACACCAAGTGTTGGAGAAGGAATATTGATTGCAACTGATGTACCAGCAGCGATTTCAAATGGAGATGTGCTACCAATTCCGATATTGACTGAAGTTGTCCCTACAGAAATAATATTGGTTGGTTTGATATATGTTCCGACGCCAATTGTACAGGTGCTTCCTGCACTTAAGAAATCTAGATACTTGAATACGCTGTTCTGATTGGCAAGGGTCATTATTGTAGAACCGATGCCAACAGTTGTAGCAATACTTGTGAGAACTTGATAGTTTTCAGCAGCTCTGTATCCAGAACCTGTGCTTCCAATAGTTACTGCAGAAATAGTTCCAGCAGCGGAAACCGTTGCAGTACCACCCGCAGAAACCAGAGGTTGATATCCAAATCCAGCAGAAGAACCAACAGAAACGATGACACCACCGACAGGAAGATTTGAAGAATTTGCATCATATGTAATTACCTGACCATCATCGCCAAATACGGCAGATGTGATTCCAGAAGTTTCAGATAATGTATAATCTCTGGCAGTTCCTGGAATCTGGAAGATATCATTTATTAGGAGGATCGCATTATCATTTTCATATCCATCAGTGTCTGATCCATTTGATTTGAGTGCAAATGTGTTTTCAGTAGCATCGAATTGATCAGAAATATCATCAAAGATGTAGTTCTTAGCATAAGTTTCATTTGAAGATCCAGGAGTTCCAGATCTCAGGAATACTCTTGCTTGGAAAGTAGAACTTGTCGTAATTCCAGTATAATCCCTTTCATCAGGTGGGTTAGTTGTGGAAGAAAGAGGAATGTTTCCATAAGGCGCTTCTACAAAGTTCAGAGTGTTATTAGTGATATTATAATTACCTTGAACCTTAGTAATAAGTGCGCCAGTAGAATAACCCGATCTTCTTGTACCAAGCCATGCTCTAGTAACTCTAATAATATTTGTAGATCCAACTCCAACTGACTGGACTTTCATAATTTCATCATCAATCTGGAGAAGGTCTCCACCAAAGATAGAAGATATGCCAGTTGCATAGAGTGCGTCTTGACTTGCAAAAAGTTGGTCGTCAAGAGAAGTTGTCAGTGCAGTAGCAACAACTGGAGATTGAATATAATTATCAATGGCAATCAAGCACTTAGCATTTTGATTATTTGCCGTAAATGTATGAGACGTTCCAATACCAACAGATGAGATTTCAAAGTACTCATTAGGAACAGCCTTGAGTGCTTTTTCTGGTGTGTCAGTAAGTCTAATTTTGTTAGAATCAACTTTAATCGCATAAACTGTGCTTGGCAGTTTATCCGTAACACCAACTCCAGAAACATTAGTAGATCCAATACTAATGCTTTGAGTTGTACCAGTTCCTGGATTTGAATACGTGAGTTTCTCACCACTCACAAAGAAGTGATTTGGAATGGTAATTGCATTTGGCACCTCTAATCCAGCACCAGATCCAATTACATCTTCATCAGTAGAATCAATATATCTTTCAAAAATATCATATCCACCATATTGAAGACGGAATGCTCTCTTAATATCAGAATCTGTTCCACTGTAATCACCATACTGAGTATCTAAGTATGCATTAGTGAAATCAAGTTCTATAGTAGCATCATCATTATCAACATACTTCATATAGTTGTAGAAGGTTCTTACTTCTGCATTAATTCCAGTATTTGGAGTGAATGTGAGTCTAACAACATCTCCAGAAACAGTTGCTCCAAAGGTTCCAAGACCTGTCAATGGGGCTCCAGTACTTGTAAGATTACCAAACTCAGTAAGGAAAGTAGTCGTGAAATCTGGACCCTGATCAATCAACATCAGTTCAGAAATCTGATGATGATTGTTATCTGGATCAGAAACCTGAACCACAAAATATCCACCATTATAGGTGCCATTCGTATATTCAGCGATTGCATTTTCTGTTGGCGAACCACTAGCAGCAATGGAAGTTGGAAGAGCACCAATTTCTGCATGATTGAAACCGAAAGATCCAACTCCTACACCTTCGCTAGAAATTGCAACAACTACAGTATTGACAGAAGATGCAACAGATACATTTGGAATAAAATCAACTTTAATATTCGATCCATCGATATATGGATGATATGTACCAAATCCTGGTGTTGAGGCTCCAAATTCTCCAGCAGTTGTTAGTTGTCCATATTCAAGCAGATCTACATCAGTTCCATTGTGGAGAAGAGTGAGTTCGTCAAATTCATATTCACCATCAACAGTTTTGACTTCTACCAAAACTTTCGCTGATTCAAATGTGCTTGCAATACTAACAATATTTGTTGTTGTGCCAACAGCAACACTAGAACTTGTAGTTTCAACCTTAACTGCGCCACCAAAATAACTAGAACCAACACTGGTTACAGTATCACCAATATTATACGAAAGAGTAAAGATATTATATGGATTTACTTGATACTTAGTTGGATAGAACTGTAAAGTGCCATCTGCCCCATCTTGAGCATAATCAAATGATCCTAAATCAAGTTCAGTTTCTACTCTTGCGTATTGGTTCAGATATCCATTTCCAACAGCATCGTGCAGAACAGATACAAACATAACCTGAGCTTCACCAGTGTGATCAGGATCTTGAATGTATGTCAAGAACTTATGTGCCTTTGCATCTGCAAGTGGCCAACGAGCGATATTACTAAATCTAGTTGCTCTTGGTGAACTATTAAATGTGTTGGCAACATTATCGGCGTTAAGAACTCTGTTTCCTACAGATTCTTCATAATCTGTCAGAATTCTATTTGTAAAGATGATATCATCAGAGAAACCTGATTTGTAGTTTTCTTTTACCTTATCAAAGTTATAAACGCAATTTAAATCAACATGCTCGACAAATTCTATAATTTTGTCAAAATATGATTGCTCTGTACCTAATCCAACAGTTGGATTTTCATCTGGAGTATTTTCTATGATAAGATTAGAAAACTTTTTAAATCCAGAAGTGTGATTAATTGAACCAACCAAATCATCCCATTTTTCCAATTCAATCTTAGATTTAAGTGAATATGAGAACTTTTGATAGTAATCACTATCCTGAATAACCTGTCTGGTATCATTCAAGAATCCAGTTATATCTTCCCATCCAGATTCAACTCTGGATGTGGAATCGATATCATAAGATGAGTCCGAAGAAAGAATGGATGCAATAGTTCCCCTAGTTTTGGATGACTGTCCTTCAACAATATGACCTTTAGTAAAGTCTCTATTAGACTTAACTTTAAGGTATCCATTTTGATTATCCCATCTTTCAACAACCCCCGTTGCCTTTGAATCTTCTAAAGAAATAAGATTTTCTCCTTCAACAAAATTCGTTGTTGTTAATTTTACATCAAAAGTTGGAAAATGCTGCTTTGGAATAATTCTTCCAGCCGATCTCGATGCACTAAATGTTCCTGGAGATTCTCCTGTGGATATATAACCATCGAGACTAAATGTCACAATACCAATTCCACCAATATTTTCATCAACTCCAGAAACAACAAATAATTTATAATCATAATTTTCAGTATTGTAACCTCTTCCACTGTTTACTACAACAACTTCTCCATTTGGATTTGTTGACGCGATACCAACACTGGTATTTTCAATCATAATTTCATCGCCAACTGCAAATGGGAAAGATCCTGCAGTTGTAAAACCTGTAGCGAGAGTGACAGTAACATCTTTAGTCGATAAATTATATGCTAAAGATGAAATTCCAACGCCATTAGAATTTTTTGTTGGTAGTAGTATTGGTGCAACACTATTCATTCCAAAAGTATTGTTAATAATTTGAAGTTGATTTATTCCAAATTCAAATCTCAAATCTACTTCTTTCAATTCTTTTCTAGTTTCACCATCAAATACAAGAATTTTTGGTGGAATAGATCCATATCCAAATCCATATGATGTAATCCCAACAGATTCAAGAATTGAAAGATTATTAATTTTTAAAATTTCTGGAAGTTTGGCAGTAGGTCTTAAAGTTCTATCATATGGATAATCAAAACCAATGTCTCTAAGTTTTGTTCTTTTAATATTGCCAATAGTATTGCTCTGAAGTTCAAATACTGCATTTGAACCAATGCCACTAATAACTCCATCAATAGATGGAAGTTTATAATAATTTGTTCCAGAATTGAAAATTTTAAGTTCTGCGATAGAACCAATCCCAGTTGCAGAATCTGTTGTATATGTAACTACTGCATTACTATCTGTATAAGATGATTGTTCTGGTGTTTCTTCAGTGAAATATCTAAAAGAGGTAGAAGAAGCTATTGAAACGGATTGTTTTCCAGAATATACACTATCCAGTATTTGAAGTTGATTATAACCAACAACATCATAATCACAAATAACTGCAAGTTTTGATGTTGGGAGAACATCATTCTGTACTGGAATCAGTTTATAGTAAAGTGTTTTTGGTAATTTTTCATTAAATGTTATGATGAGTTTGCCGTCAACTCCAACTGTTCCTGTAGTTGCAACTTCAAAATCCTCATTATCCAGTGTCTTGTTGAACTCTGTGTCAAAATTACTATCAGTAAACAGAGCAAATTTAAATGCGGGATATGAAATAGAATTTCTAACGTATGTCAGAGAAGAATCTGACAAATCAAACTCAACTCCAGTTCCCTTACGAACCTTGATTGGGGGATTAATTGGAGAGAACGATGAGTCAGTTGCACTAGTGATATTAACAATATTAGGAACAGAGCTTATCGAATTGTGATAAGTCTCAGATAATTTAATTGTATCTTCATCAACAATTACAGCGTAGTAAATCTTTTCATCAACCAATCCACCAGCTGCGCTAGATGCAGTGTAAATTAAAGACTGTCCAAGAGTATATCCATGCTTTTCGATTGTGATTTCATTGGTGGTTGTATTAATGCCACTTGCACTTACGTCCTTTTTATCAATTACAATTCTATGATTGTAATCGTTGTAGGAAACAGTAAATGATGTTGTGATAGATGGTCTTACATCAACGTAGACATTATCAGTGACTTGAAGACCATGTGTTTGTGCAGTAGATACGGTAACCGTATTCTTAGAAGAAGCAACAGTGACTACGTTAGTATAATTTGTTTTGAAACTATGATTGTCACCAGAACCATATCCAGTGAAGAACAACAATCCTTCATTGGAAGTTGAAGATGCAGCTCCTGCAAACGATCCCGTGGAATTGATACCGATTCTTACAGTTGATAATCCGATTTGATCTTTTGTAATTCTAGCAACATATACTCTTGATTGATCTGCTAAAGTTACTGAAGTAGAGATACCATTGGTAGATACTCCAAGAGCAGAACCACCATTCAAGTTATAAATCAGTTCATCACCAGTTTGGAGATCATGTGATGGGAAGTATAATGTTTGAGTTGGGAGGAATATATTAGTAACTCCAGATCCAGGATTCGAGAATACAATAGTTGTGCCAATGCCAACTCCAGATTGAGTTCCGATAGCTACAGTATCTACTGGATTGAAATATAACTCTCTATTGAGTCTGAAATTAAAAGTCGTATTAAAACCAATGTTTGCTGAGAATCTTCTAGAATCTTCTCTAAGAATTGTTGATGCGGTATATGCAGCACCAGTTGTTCCAGATACTTCTCTCTGTACTCTAACTCTTGAAGATACTCTATCAATGTTTAATATTTTTACTTTCTCACTTCCAATATCAAAGACATCATTTTCCGTAATCGCATCTAATCCGACTCCATAAACAGAGAAATATGTTACAATACCAGTAGCACCAGTTGTGCCAACTCCTGCTCTAAGAACTAAGTTGGCAGTGGAGAGGCCAACACTATATTGGCCAGTTAACTTGACAGCGGTTGTGCTGAGTCCACTAATAGAAACAATTTCTTTGTTTAAAAGATTGTGAGGAGAACTTGCAGTGAAAGAATAGTTTCCTGATTTTCCTACTGGTAAAACTTCAAGACCATTGATGGTACTAGTTACACAACTAATGGATGAAACTTTTTTTCCACCAACCTTTCTTACTCTGATATCTGCATTATATCCACCAGTCTCTTCATTATTAATAATTAAAGCGTCACCAACTTTATAGTTAGTTCCACCAGTCAAAATACCAATCTTATCCAGTTTTCCTGGTGCAGCAAAAGTTACCTTCGATATTTGATTATTTTTTAATTTGAATGGTCTTTCAACATATTGATATGACGAATCATCTTCCTCTAAATTGTAGAAACGTGTATTTCTTACCCATCCATTTTTCTGAAGATCATATTGATCTTGGTTTGATGATTTTAGATAATTGAAATTAGATGCTTTGGCATATAGAGAATCTCCAATCAAATAAGGAAATACTGGAGATTTGTAATTTTTAAATATACCTTGAGAATCGGGACTTTCTGATATTGTCGCAAAATATGCATAAGTTCCTTTTGGAAACTCTGGCGTTATACAAAATCTTCCATTGTTTTGATCTAGAATGTCATCACTTGAGTTTTCTACAAATTTGTAGTCTTCTACAAAAAATCCTTCTTCAAATTGTGTAGTTGGTGGTCTATTGTTCTGCAAACTTAGTATATACCCAGATTTCATCTGGGTAACAACTCCACCATCCTTATTCAAATAACCAAATGGTCCATAGATTGGATTGCCATCATATGCCCATCCAATAATTGGTGAGTGATTTTTTGAAGTTACTTTTTCTGCACCATTATCAAGAACTAGATCTGGAGAATTGTATAATTTAGTGCCATTTTGATTGGTTTGATATATTTTTTTTCTTAACAACCTTGGGGCATATAAATGAACACACTGGAGGCCGTATAATTCATTTAATCCATTAGTTACGAAAACATCATCGGAGAAAATATTTTTGACATTTTTTTGATACTCATTTACAGTCCATCTTTGTATGTGTGCTCTAAATACCGCATAATTTCCTGGATATTCTACCTCTATTGAAGTCTGTCCCGCAATATAACCAAAACCTTGTCCAATAATATTTACTGAAACTATTTTGCCTCCAGAAACAACTGGAGTAAGAGTGCATCCCTGACCAGAATCAGAAACTACATTTAGAGTTGGAATTGCATTAATGTTTTTGCCACCATTATTTACAATTACTTCTATAACTTTTCCGTTTGAAATAATAGGAGTTAATTGTGCATCAGAACCAACTTGAAGTGATATCTGGGGTTCTCTAACATAGTTGAGTATCTCTGAAGAACCATAACCAACACCACCATTTGAGATATTTACTCCAGTAATACTTCCCCTTACTATTGGAGAAACTTTAGCCTGAAAAGTTTCTGATCCAACAGAAGAAATTCCAATCTCTCCTAAAACAGATACTACAATTTCTGGATAATTAAAATAGTGACTACCTAGATCTTCCGGAAGAAAACCATTAATTTGTGTTTTGGGCGAAGTTATATTTACATATTGCTTAGTTCTATAATACAATTCTATGTCAGAAGATGGTCCAATAGGTGACAATCTAATCTTATCATTATCAACCACAGTAACATAATATTCTGTGTTGGCAGATAATCCACCTATAGATGTCGATGATGGATTGTATTTAATTTTCTCACCAGAAGAGTATCCATGAGACTTGATTATGATCTCATTCAGAGAAGTTGATACTCCTACTGCCGTTGTTTTTCTATTTTGATATCCCGAACCTAAGGAAGATAATTCAATAGACGAAACAACTTTCTTTGGAGTTGTTGATCTAATTGTGTGGCGACCAGAACCATATCCTGAGAAAAGTACAGTATTGATACCTGAAATAGCATCATCCTTAGTATTATGGAGTTTTATTTGTGTTGGATTTTGAATAGAAAGATAATAAAATGCATCTGTCGTTAATCCAACAATTCCACCTCCCCCATTTGTTTTATAGATAACTTTTTCATAATCTCTAAATTTATGATAAGTAGAAAACCCAATAGCAGATGAAGACCCAATAGTTACCAATCCATAAATCTCTTCAGAATTAAAATTTATATTATGCTCAACTAAAGAAGTATTAGCTTTTGCTCTAGCTCCTTTTCCATTTCCACCAGAAATTTCTACTACTGGATCTGTTATATAATCAAATCCACCTTCTATCAAGTTGATTTTATTAAAAGATCCATTTACAATTACATTTCCAGTTGCTCCGCTACCAACATTATCAGTAATTACTAAATTTGGAGGATTAATGACATCATATCCACTACCTGAATTGTCTACAATTATATTTTCAATTCTTCCATAGTTTAAACCATTTAATGACTTATAATTTAAAACTTCTACTCCATCAAGGAGAATACCATTTCTAGTTCCAGGTTCGGTTTTTGTTGAATTTAAAGTATTGTTTTGTGGTGGTATTTCCCTGAAAAGTTTTTGATTCTCAAGATTTTTTTCATTAAATGTATATAATTCAATAGTATTACTAGAAACAGAAATTGGTTCTGTTGTAATATAATCTTCGTCAAAAAGTTGTGATTTGCTCTTGGCTAATTTTATAGAAGTTGGATCACTAAGTCTCTTAACAAAATAAATTCCCTCATCGGCAATACCCTTTTGAGTCTCCGTAAAAGTAACAGTATTACCATCAATATCAGAGGAAGTGGTAATTATTTTTTGAGGAGTGTAATAGATAGTATCTCCAGTGTAGAAACCATGGTCTCCACTGGATATAATTTTAAATGTATCTGTATTGTCTGAACCTGTTGGTGGAAATGTTCCACTGAAAGTTATTTTAGAATCTTTAACTTCTAAATCAATATCTCCATAATATGGAATTGATGAAGAAGCAACTAATGTGCTATTTTCTTTTTTATAAACATTAAGAACATCTGTTGAACTTTGAGAGAGATCATAATTGATTGCTCTTCCTTTTGAAATATTTCGTCTAACTACAATACTATCTAAAGAAACATTATCAAGATTTCCTTGATCTCCAATTGTAATTTGATCAGACCCGTTTACAGAATATACCTTAGATGTTGATTTGAAATTATTTCCTGTTATCTGAAGAGTATCACCTATTCTAAAAATATGTTCGTTATCAAGTAGTAGTTTATATCTAAAATTTTGCAGATTAATCTTTTCGAGCGACTTTACTTTATAAGTAGTCGCAGAATTTAAAATCCAAGTATTGGAGGCAGCATCATTTGCTGCTATCCCAAGAGTTTTTACTCGGATGGTATCGCCTTTCTCGTAATACCTATTATTCAACTGCTGCGACATATCTGCCTTGAGACTTTTTTACTTATTTAGTAACCGTAACCACCGCTTCCATTTCCAGAAGAACTGGCGGATGTCGTATTTGTAATGCTGGAAACTGAGTTTGTATATGATGAAGAACTATTAGTTGCGACTACCGCACTGTATTCTCCTTGATTTAGTAAACTCAATTCTTTAGTGTCGTAAATATACTCATGTTCTTTCTGTACATGAGTTGGTCCAACCATTTTTCTGCCTCTATGAATGTGATATGGCCCATAGTATGGATTGCCTTTTACCCACCCAATAAGTTCTCCAATATGATAATTTGATAACACATTTACAATTCTCATAGAAACTACACTATTATCACTTAAAGTGACCGTAGCATAAGTATTAATGCCAACAATAGTATTATCGGAAATAGTATTGGTAATATTTGTGATGTTGTAAAATTGGGTTAAAGATTTTGATGTGTATGAAACTATACCGACACTGAGATCATCATATGTTACTGTCAGTTCTCCAGACACTGGAAATCCTACAGTAGAATCAACATCAAAAGTTTTAGAAGAAGTAGTGTAATCGCCAATTAACTTTGTTTTTGCTTGAGCAACAAAAGTTCCATACACAGATCCCTCAAATTTAAGATCTCTTGAATAATTCGCATCAAAACTTACTCTGTAATAATCAGTTGATGCTCCACTAACAATGACTCTTTCAACATCAGTAATTGGTGCATATGCTTTGTTAATTGAATTACTAAAAGTATTTTGATATAAAGTATATCCTTTAGTATCCATAACATTGCCAGATATTGGCTCAACGATCATATCTTTTGTTATTTTATATAAAGATTGAGACGGTGTTAAAAGATTGTCTGAGGGTTTTATAACTTCAACATCTTCACCGTAGAGTGCCTTAAATAAAATCTTAAATGATTGATCAGTTCCCTTTGAGGTATAAAAATCTCTTGATTGCTTTATAAAAAGATTTTTATCAACTTGATCTAAAAGAGTTCTATCTTCAAGTCCAGGTAAAAATTGATGTTTTACTTTCTTAAAAAATCTTGATAAGAAATCAACACTTAAATTTTCTACAGTTGCTTCTGCATCATGGCTGCTAGAAATAGTATTTGAGAAAGTAAAAGATTCATCTACATCATTTTGAGAATAACCCTGAAATCCACGAATACAACCAGTAAAACTAAAACTATTTTTTCCAGTATAAGTTATAATTTCATCATCAATTTTAAGTAATCCATATTCATCAGGAAAACCATTTGTGTTTGACACATATATGATATCATCATAGTATGTAATGTCACTTCTCAGAGAAACTGACTTAGTAACATTTGCATTATTGTTTAACTTAATATATCGATCAATATTTTGCAGTAAATCAAGAGGAGCACCTTGAAATTCTTGGGAAAGATAATATTGAGATAAAAATTCCCCCAAAAGAGGAAACTCGTCCCGAACATAATCGGGAAGTTGATTCTTTACAATAGTCTTGAAAGGAACTCTAGTCTGTGTCATTTTATGGCCTTACCAACAAACCTCTGTTATAGTCGTAACTTGAAGAAACGACATATGATGATGCGGATGGGTCTAACCCAGAAGCAATAGAATCATTTACCATCTCAAAAACACTATTGTTAACATCTAATTGTAAGTACAAATCTTGCAATCCAATCACATCATTTGATTGTGGTGTCACTACAATTTGAATTGTTGATTGTCCATCAATAACTTTCTGAGTTGATTGAATGTTAATTGGATTTAGGGTAACAACTCCTTTCACATAATCAATTCTTCCAACATTTCTCCTAACAATCGTTGGATCAGTTGCGTTTGGATTTTGGAGTGTAAACAAGAACAAAGAACCATTCGTTCTGTTAGTATTTGGAATATCACCTATGTAAACATCTTGGGTAATGCCAGCAACCTTGAATGCACTAGAGCGAATATTATATCCACTCATCCTTGAAATGTGGAATTGATTGCCGAACCCTATAGAGTACTCTGCAAGGGTGTTGAGGGCAGCCCTGACATCTCTACGCATCGATACAGCGGTGATATTTGAAGTGATTGATTCATGACTATCATCAATAATTTTTAAGAATTTACTATACTTAAATCTTGCACCATACTTATTGAGTTCACTTGAGTCTGCATATGACTCAATATTATTTTGTATTATGGAAGAAACTTCAGATGCAGATGATGCTTGATTGGTGTTATAATAAATCTTGGAAGATACCTCAAGGTAAAGATACTTGAGGTCTAAAATTTCTGGAACGATTCCTGCAACTGCATATTTTTTCAAATCTCTCTTAATATTCTCTTTGATGAGATTTGGAAGAAATTCGCCTGTTCTTGGTTTAATACTAATAAAAACTTTTCCGTATTGGGGAGGAACTAACTCTTCACCACCAAATACAGAAATAGATTCTGTTTCTGGATAGATTTTCGCAGGTATTAGAGTTTCATAATCGTTTGCAGTTAAGGCTCTATTTTGAGAAGCATAGATTCTAGGAGCAAACTTTTTAATCGAATCTACTTTTTCAATAGCATCTCCACCAGTAGCAGAGATATCAGTTGTGATAATTGAAATTCCTTGAGAAATAGTATATGTAACACCATTTCTTACATAAGTCATTCGACCATTGAAGGCAAAACTACTTAATCCATTAGAACCACCACCAGAAGTGGTCAAATAAGTGATTTCAATTTCATTACCTTCACTTAATTCCTTACCAAAAATACCATCACCAAAAAGTATTTCATATCTTTCGTCTTCTACCTCTTGTAAGAAGAAAACTCTTGAATCTCCATCAATATCAAATAAACTATCTTGTTTTGTGTAGGTTCTTTTTGCAGTAGAACTATTTGTTCCTACTCTAACACGGATTAAATCAGTATCTGCCCCAGGATTGTTGATTAAAAATCTCTGATTTGGGTTTCTTGAACTATAAGTATATGATTCGGTAATATATGTTCCTTCATAAATCGGTAGTGTATCAAATGATGCTTCTCCATTCACTACAGGAACTGTTATATCATCCATAATGGAGAATATATAAGAATTTCCAGCAAAAGTACCGCCCGATGTTGCGATTGGGCCCTTATTCAAGGTAATTGATGTTGGTGCTGGGGTAATTCCAGTAGTATCAACGAAAAAACTAATAGTTGCTCTTGAAGCTTTTCTTGATCTTGGGGTATATCCAATATTTCTTGCAAGCGAAACAACATTTTCTCTTAATGTTGCGCTATCAATGAAACACTCATTTGATACCATATTGGCATTGTATGATGCCAAGTAAGTATTGTATGCTAAAACATCTAAAATTGTGGACAGGTTAGACCCTTCAAAGTCATAGTCCGTAAAATTAGAATTGTTTCTTAGATATTCTCTAAGTGTAGATTTAATCTGGGCGAAATCCAGATTTGCGTAGTTTACTAGTGCCATTTATCGAGTTGATTCTAATACAAACTCTAACTGTTGAGGTGGTATATCAACTCCAATAATTCTGTAGATAATAGTTACATTAAAACCGTTGTTATCGAAATCAGGATCGACTACAACGGAAGATAATGAAACTCTTGGTTCATAGTTAATGATGGAGTTTTCTATTTCATCTCTAATCGTCACTGCAGTAATGTTATCAATGTTTTCAAACAGTGATTGACTAATGTTTGATCCAAAATCTGGATCAAAAAACTTTTCACCAGGAGCAGTAAAGACAATGTTTCTAACAGATCTTGCGATTGCAGAAGCATTATTCAAAGCAATGACATCATATGTAAGGGGATTAGCCTTAAATGATGCACTAATATCTTTGAAACCTTGACTTACCCTTTCTAAAGGCATTATTTATGATTATATTATAAGTTCTGACTTATTTATAGGGGCAAATCTCATTCGTAAAGTGGTTCTGGATCACTTTGAGGATCAAATAATTCACCCTCTTGTTGCAATTTCTTCTTTTTAGGCGTCAAATCATCATTTGAGATTTCACGAAGCATTTTTTGATGATTATGATTAGCTAAATTGTCTAAAAAATCATTCATTTTCGTTCTCCTTAGGTAAATTTTCGCGTTCTTTAGCAGTTTTCCAAAAATATTCGTCTTCACGACCCATTCCAAGTCGATCAAAACCATTTTCAACACTATAATATTGAGTTGATACCTTAAAATCAGGCATTTTGGGGTCAACAGGTGTCAAACTATTGTCAAAAATACGCATTCTATTGTTTGGATAGAGTGCATATTGTCCATTATTCAATTCAATAAGGTTATGAGACTTGTGTTCAGCTGGATTTTCACTGGTTGCATAGTCAATCATATCGCAATCTTGATGATAGTTATCAATTGTGCAAATATATTCACCTTTCATTATACCATGATCGCGAGTATAACACTCAAAATCCATTGAACCAATGAACTGTTTATGAATTGATACTACACCATAATCCATACAGTTCCAAAACTGTAGATTTGGTAGGTTCATATCAGGTGTAGGTGTTACTGGTTCACTTACAAAAGCACTAATAGGTAATTTATCATACATTGCAGCATATTCTGGTAAGTAAGTCTCAAAATAAAAAGCACGCCCAGGTATCGATTTACACGATACCCAAACGCCCTTTACAAATTCACCATGACCACTTTGATGATCAGTGAGATATTCTTTTCTTACCCATACTTCAACAGAAGGTAAGTTACAAATTAATGCTGACATAAAGTAACAAAGGATTGTTACATCTATTTACCTTGTCCACGATACATCTTTTTTTTACCATTACGGGAAGTGGCAGCATACTTAGTATGTTTACCTTGTCCTTGACGAGTATTTTTGGGCTTTGATTCAATAATCTTATCACCCGAAAGACCAACTTTTGATCGTGCCATAATTAAATCTCCTTAAGTTGAATTTTTTGTGGTTCAATAGTACCTTCACCCGAGAAAAATTTTTCGGAGAAGTCTTGTAGAACCTCTGCTGCTTCTTCAAACGAGAGGTTGCTACAAATCATCTTATCCTCATAATATAAGTTAAAACGAGTCACGCTCAAATAACACGAGTTTTTTCATGCCCAACACGAATCCGAGGATCACACCAAATATCATAACCTGCTTCAATAGCATCAAGACAGAATGAGACATCCTCACCACACATGTCCTGAACACTTCCAGATTCAAAAACTTGCATCTTAGGTGCAAACCATGGATACTTCATCTTCTTATCCTCAAAGACACCATTCTTAATCATAACCCAACCAAAACCAGTGTAGTCAACAGTAAATGGTTTCTTACGCTTCTGGATGGAATCGACAGTTTCGTGATTCATTACTCCACCATTCTTACGGAAATCATCCTCTTCTAACCAGTGTGCGACAGAAGTTGTGTGTCCATCCTCAGTGGCATACCACCCAGCAGTGATTTCACGCTCTGTGCCATCTTCTGAGATAGCAAGATCACAAAGCTGCCAAAACTTGTTAGTGTCAAATACAATATCACTATCAATCCACAATTGATAATCATACTGCAACTTACCATCCCAAGGAATTTGATCAGGTCCACGCAATACATTCGCACCAAGTACCTTACAACGTGCAAAGTTTACCATTGAACTATAGTCTTGACTAATCTGAATGGCCATACCATTCTGTACCATATCAAAACAAAGTTGAACAAAGTTCTTCAGAAAGATATATGATACTCCTCGTCCAGGTAGACAAAATACAATTGTCTTGCCTTTCATTCGTTCTTTGATAGCAGCAATGTCCCACTCCTCTTTCTTTGTAGTAGGTGTGTTTGCTTTTACAGTAAATCCTTTTGCCATAGTTTTGAAATTACTTCAGTTCAATTATAACTCCTAGTATGTAGTCTGTCAATGGTTCAGTATGAATCATCACCCGCAGGTTCTGTAGTGTTATTACCACCAGCTCCTCCCCAATACTTAGTACATTCCTCATAAGAAAGATCAGTGGGCGAAAAATCAGTATGCAATAATCCTACCATTGCATTCAGTTCTGTCCACTTCTCAGTAAACTCATCTTCACTTAAATTGTTGTATATACACTCATTCTTTGTGTATATGTGATAAACCTTTGTAGCGTTCATTTTACCTCCGGAATTTTTTTCTACTTATTCAATTCATAATCGCATTATATACCAAAACAATAAAAAATCCAAGAGGTATTAATACCACCTTGGACATTGTTTTTGGATATCGAATACACCAACCTGCTAATACAACTTTCCAAAAATTCCAATACGGTCGCTTTTTCATATCCGGGATTTTTTTATGAGAGTGATATTTAGAGGTCGATTTGTCACCTCTGTAGGTTAGGGTAGTGAGGGGTTTTTATCACGCCGCCCGCGACGATATAAATCAACGCCGCAAATAACTGCTGGTCACGCACGCATCATTCTATCAAATTACAGGGGCAAAGTCAAGCTCTGCCCCTGCCGCAGTTAGCATCAAAGTTCTGCCAACATTTCATTCAGTTCGTTGATATCAATTGCGGGGTCATTCCACTTAACACCGTCTGGAGTATCTGCATCATTGAATGAACATGCTTCCAGACAATCTACAAAGGTATGATAATCCTTTGCCTCGCGTGCTAAGTGATAAAGACCCTCTTCATTACCAATCCAGAGAGCAACATTCCAGGTCTCGTAGTTTGCCCAACCGTTGTAAGTTTGAGTCGTCATGTTCGTTTGAGTGATGTTCATACAACTGAGACACTTTAGAGGCTACAGTTAGTAACCCCTAAAGTACGATGATACTCAGAAGGTCACAGATTCCCCACTAACATAACTCACGGCATCACCTTGATTGTCACTTTGCACATCACTCTCAATAACATCGAGGACTGTCAAAATGTCATCACCAGTGTTA